ACCATTCTGACATTTTAGTTCTCCTTCCAATCATCAAAAATAAGGATTATAAATATTAAAATTATGCTTATAAAGACAACCAATGTTCCCATCATTTCAAATCGTCATTGGTCTCGCTTTTTATAATTGCCAATGCCCGAAGCAATCCAGAATTGAAAGCGATCTTTTCGAGCTCATCTGATGGCTTTATTTCTGCTTCTATTTTTTCAATAATCCGTTCAATCATTAATCCACACTTTCATCGACTGTGCTTTCATGATAATAGCATTCCGATTTTAACATTGCCCCATTGTCCGACAGGATGATTGCTGAATGTCTGGGGACTGATGAGAGCGATGCACTTGCAAGGATTGTGTGGAATTTGCTCTCTGCTTCGTTTTCTGTATCATATTGATTTGTAAGTGTTGCCACATTTTCATCCGATGCTTGAATTTCAATTACTATATACTTCATTTTTCTCTCCTTTAATTCCATGCACTCCATGTTCCATTATCATTGAATCTGACATACTCCGTTCCCGATGGTTGCGTTAGTGTCTGCTTACAACTCGAAGTTCCTGTTTTTAAAACTGTCAGTCCGAATTCTGTGACACCTGTCGGCTTATTTGTGCAAGAGTTTCCGCTTCCACCAAGATAATCTCCGCTTTCAACTATGTCATTGAGATTCTCTGACATAAGCACAAAATCTTTTAATCTTTCCAATTTTGGTCTGAATGTAAGGTTGATATTTTGATTCGCATTTACATAAAAGACGATCTGCATCAAAGTCCTTTTGATTAATGTGAATTCAAATCCACTTCCGTAATCATTTCCGATTCCTGTTGTAGTTCCGCCTTCTGTCGATGAATAAACTCGAATTGAATATGTACTCGATGAACCGCCATTTGGACATCCAGACATTTTATATCTTCCGGCTGGTAAATAAAATCCTTGTGTATATCTTTTGAAGTTTAATGCTCTGTTAGAAGTATCGACACCTTTAACAGTGTATTCGCCTGTATCTTCATTAGTGGAATAATTTAATGTTGGATTGCCCGAAGGATATCCACCCGCTGTGTGAAAGTATGGCGGATTCATCAAATTTAAGTCTCCGAGAAATGATGAGACGGCATAATTTGTCACATCTGCCAACAAACCCAAGACTCCTGTGGCATTCCTAAACCTATAAGTTTGATTTCCTGTCAGTGCATTATATCCATCATAAAACTGTCCGTAATATGCTCCTTTACCATACAAACGCAAAATTCCGTTTACATTTCCGCTTGTTCCTTCGGGAGTATCATTGCCAACCGTAACTATATTATTATTGAGAGCGGTTGCTGTATGCTTTCGGCGGATTGTAAGATTGCCCGAATTTCCGTTAAAATATGCGTGTGCGATTTTTTTGACTGAATTTGTCTCGTCTCCTTGGCTGTCAGAATTAGAACCAAGAAGATAAAAATTTGTATTTGTGCTGTCAGTAAATACTTGCTTCACATTCTCGTCAGTATCAGACTTTCCATTCCAAGTGGATTTTTCCGTATCGGTCACAAGCCTATGAGTGCTATCATCTGACAAATCTTTTAATTCATCGGGAATCAGATTGTCCACTTCCGTCTTGGTATAGTAATTCGACAGATCAATCTCTGTTGTGCCGATAAGTTCCCAACCTTGCGAAGTGCCATCTGTGTTGATGTACTCATCATATATATTGTCCACTTCGGCAGTCTGCTTCGGCACAAGGTAAATCGTGCTTGTCGAGATGTCTACCAATGGCAAGGTCTGGACAACTTCGAAATTGATTCCACTCATTGTGTCGAGTAGTTCACAAATCCGTTTTATAACTTTTGATTCTCCATTGTATTCAATCAATGACATTTTAGCTCTCCGTTAATGTATATTCGACAATCATTCCCGATGTTCCATCCTTAATGACAGGGGTTTGTAAATTATTGATCGTAGCAAGATAAATGGGATTATTTATCGCCCAAGTCACTCTGGATGATGCTCCACCCGCATAAAAAGTGTATGTCAAAGCCTTGGATGTCTCTTCTTGTCGGATGCCCTGTGTTCGGTCAAATCCCACAACTTGCATGTTCGTTGGAAATGCTTTTTTTAATGATTTATCATATATCATCATTTGTTCCACTGCCGGATTTACATTTCTATATTTAAATAAAGCATGATTTCCAAAGTCTCCGACAACTGCTCCGAAATCACTATAAACCGAAGTGTTGAAATCTCCACATTCGACAGTATCAAAAGGAGTGCCATCCAGATCAAAGATTCCGAATGTATCGCTCGAATTATTCGGAGCGAAAACCTTTCCATTTGCAACCGAGACATTGATTGTCGGGAATCCGAATGTAAATGTCTTTTCTGTAATGTTTTCGGTCTCTGTATCATACTCCCACATATAAAATGTTCCTGTCTTGACAACTGATCTCGGAGTAAGATAAATCTTCTTGTCATAAGCCGAGACAATATAATCTCCGCCCATCCATGAATAATGCAAAGCCGAGACATCCTTTGTTGCTGATTCTGGGATGCAATCGAGCAAAGATGCATTCTTCAAGGGAAGTCTGAATTTGTTGATTGTCAGATTTGCTCCATTGAGCTCAAATGAATACTGACAGCCATTGCAAACGATTTTATTATATGTTGTTTTGAGAGTTTCCAATGATGTCTGTGGACATACATCCGCTTTCCCCGCATTTCGCTCCAAATCCCACAAGGTTGAAGCGATCGCTTCGCTTGGATTTCCAATGCCGATATATCCACCCGTTCTCGATGTGAGACACACACTCGCAATCTTTCCGATGGCTTGTGTCTGTGAGTATGTATAAACCAATTTAATCTTCTTTTGAGCAATCTGGATGTCACTCGCATTGCTATCAAAAGAACCTAATTCTGTTGGAGCGGATGAATTTGTCACTCCATAAGCTCCGTTTCCTGTCATTTTTACTCCCAAAGGAACGAACTGCGAATCTGCATCCACTTCCGAATCCAGAAGCAAAATGCCCCCGATAATCTCGGCAAGTGGCGGATTGGCAATGATTGAGTTGTCTGTGTTATTGTATAAACTTGCTTTTGCATATCCGAGATTTCTCAATCCTTCCGAGATCACTGCTCCTTGGAAAGTGTTCTCGCTTACGATGTCCTTTGTGACATTTCCCGAAATGGGATTATAAAGTTTGATTCGTGTTCTGCCATGTATCATTTTATATACTCTCCATATTTACAACATCCGCATATTCTCCGAAGATCATTGTCGGAAGCTCGATATCTTCAAAGCTCTCATCAATCCGAATCCATCCATCCCATGAATCGGAAGCGGCAAGATTCTGTCCATATACACAAGCCTTGATATCTCCCATCTTTATCAATCCAGAGCCACCAACCAAATGACATTTGATTTCCAAGTGATGCACTGTTCCGGCTTCTGTAATCAAATATTGCAAAAGATGCTTGATATGATCTCCGTCAAACCAAGTCTCCTTCGGAGTTCTCGATATCAAAAGTCCGTCTATGTAATACAGGAACTCCGCTTTACAATCTGTATAAACAACCCCACTGACAGTTGTGTCGATGTCTGCCAATATTTCGGCAAGGAAAATCGCCACCGTTTTCTTTAAGGCTGAATATCTGATATCAACGATTGTGACGGAATCTCCATCATTGATTTGCAAATCGATTGTATTTGTGAATGAATAATACTGAATGACATCCTTGTCGGATTGTCTCTTTCGGATGCCATCAAGCTCTTTCTCCACTTTGGATTTTACTGATAAAAGCTTCGGATTTTTTCCACCGCCCGAAATCGAATTCGATTTATTGTATTTCCAGACATACTTTGTGATTACAAATTTCTTTGATGAGTCTCCCAATCCGTTAGGGAATGACAAGACATCTCCCAAATCATAAGCCGGATTTGCGATGAGATTGACGGAATAAGGAACATAGACAAATGATGATACCATTGTCAAGACATCTCGTCTGGATGTCTCCAAATCGTCATACTGCAAAAACGGATTCGCACCGAGATTCATTGTCAAGCCATCATCGATTTGAAGTCCATAATATGAAGTTGTATTATCTTCAATATTTACAACCGAAATGCCTGTATAATAAGTCTCATAATCTGCGAATTTTCCGCCTGTGAATCTCCGATTCGTGTCCAGAGTATCATTGACAGTCATTCCATAATATCTGAACTCTATCTGTCCAAGTCGATTGGCTGTGACATAAGCTCCCATGGCTTGTGCTAACCAATAAATCATGTCTCGGAAGGTCTCGATGTCGGATTCTGGATATTCAATCAATCTTTGTGTATGATTCGCAAAATCATCGAAATCATCATTCGCAAGAGTGACATTACATTGAGCACAAATGAAAGTTGCGATTTCATAAGCCGTTCCGTTTACTTGATCGGAGACTGCTTTATCAAGCTTTGACATATTATCATAAGCCTTGATTATGAGTCCAAGATTGCTCTTTTCTACGGAAGCGATTGTGTATATACCCATGGGAACATACTCAAAGGATTCATCTGCAAGTTTCACTCCACATTCGAGAGTGATTGCCTTGTCTATGAGATCATTATTATTTAAGTCCATGTTGAGTGTGATATTGAGCTCTCCGATATAAACCGAGCCAATCGCCACTTCATCATTTCCAGAGCATTGATTTGTAATTGAGCAATCCAAGACATCCGTTCGCACGAAAGCATTTCCGTCAATCGTGCCTTTGAGATCATATTGAATTATAGGTTTTGCAACCGCTAATAAATAATCATTTGAAACCGAATACATTATATCTCCACCATGTCGAAGCTGATGTCATACATTCCGGCAGTGTTTATCTTCTCGGAGTGCTCCACAAGCTTCTTCGAATAATTTCTCATTCTCATCGTTTTTTCTGCATAAGCATTGGTTTGATTGTCATAAATCTTCACTGTGACAGTGGATGTGGAATAAGCAAGTGCTTCAAATGTACTCGCCCAAGAACCCATGAGCCGAAATGACATCGAGAGTGTGAGTTTTTTGATTCTCTCCACTTGGCAAATGTCAGTTCCGGCTTCTGTCTGATTGACAGTCTCAATTACATCGTTCTTCTCTGTATATGAGTTTGGAAACGGAATCGAGTTTCCATTAAATAAAATAGGATAATTTTTTAAATATGCCATCATCTGCCCCCGCTTCGATAAGTCGCTGTATTTATCGCATCCACAACCACTGTTTCCAGAAGCTCATTTCCGATATTAACGGGAATCGTAATCTGCAAAGCATCTTTGATTCCGTTTGTGATTGCACTCGCTAATTTATCATAATCAAATCCATTATTTGTGAGCGGAGTGACGGATGCACCCTTGGGAAGTGTGAGAAGCTCTGCTCCCCGCTCTCCGACTATTGCCGAGCCTTCTTCTTCAATAACTCCACCCTTGGCAAGTTTAGGAATCGACACTCTTGGAATTGTGCCAACACTTGTGTCGAGATCGACATTAGGCAATAAACTCGCAAGTCTCTTCGCTGAATTGATAATCGTATTTATCGAATCCACAAAGAGATTTATAAATGCTTCTAAAAAGACAATCATGCCGTTGATGTATGTTTTCATGATGGAAGTGATTCCTTGCCATACCATCTCCCAATCGCCTGTGAACACACCTGTCAAAAATGTCGAGACTCCTTCGAATAAACTGATAATCTGTCCGATAAAAGGCTCGAAGAAATTAAAGAAGGTTGTCAGATAATCTTTGATTGATGCCGCTGTCAGATTTACAACCACACCCAAAGCGGGAACAACCGATTCCACAAGCAATGTCAGTGTCGCAATCAATGCCGGAAGTATAGCACTCAAAAATTGAACACAAGGAGTGATTATCGCCATCAGCAATCCCGAAATCGGAGTTATCAAAGGAACTAATGCCTGTATGAGTGGAAGCAACTGATGGATGATATCGACTGCCAACGGGAGAATTTCTTCAATAATCTGGATTGCGACAGGAAGCAAGGCTTGAATTATCTCAAATAATATCGGGAGAATCTCTGAAATGAGATCAACCAGAATCGGCACTATTTGCCCCATATATGATTGTATCTGTGGCATAAAATCAATTATCTGCTTAAATAGCTCATTCACAATCGGGAACAATGCCGTTCCGAACTGATTGGCAAGGCTTCCAACCATGCTCTTGATATCGGAAAGCAAATCTCCGAACTCAACTCCCGCTTTTACTGCATCGCCACTCATAACCAATCCGAGATCATTTGCCCTTTGTATAAGTCCGTCAAACTCGTCTCCCGACTGTTCGATTAATGGACTCAAATTATATGCAATCTTTTCTCCGAATAGCTCTGCGGCTTTTGCACTTCGCTCTTCTGCTGTTCCGAGCTCCATGATTTGATTTATAGCATCATCAAAGGACAAATCTGTGCCTTCGAGTTTTTTTGCCGCTCCTTCCATGACAGACATCTCAACTCCGCATTGTCCGGCGGCATAAGCCAACTCTTGATATGATTCAGCACTTATTCCCATTCGGATTGATGCCTTGTCAATCTCATCCGTCTGCTTTGCAACCTTGTCAGCAACACCGAGAGCCGCTCCACCGACTGCGGTTGCCACTCCAACGGCGGCAGTCCCGAACTTGATTGCTGTTCCCGCAACACTTCCGAGAGTGGATGCAAAGGATGAAGCTTTTTTATCTGTTTTTTGTAAAGATTCGTTTGCTTTGTCAGTGTCGATATATATGCTTCCGACAAGCTTGAAAAGGTCAATCGCCATCTCCCAATAACCTTCTTTCGATTTCTTCTGATTCCGCAAGGATTTCTTCTGATGATCTGAAATCCCAATTACCGCCCGACACTTCTTGATAGAAATGCTCAAATGTGATAAATTTGCCATTTCTCATGATTGTCGGAATCAAAGCCAAATATAACCTTTCGGCTTTGTCTTTTTTCTCGTTCTCTATTGCCAAATTAACAAAACGAATGAAGTCCCCTGTCTCCATGTCCAGACACAATGAATGATATCTGCGAAGCAAGAGCTCTTTCAGTTCTACATCATCGACTTGGCAGTTAATGAGAAAAAACTCTTCCACTTCTCCCAATCTGCCACATTTTTCAATTTCTCGATTGTCTCAATCGGGTCTGATTTTTTCACTGTCTCGATATCTTCTTCGAAGAGTGATGCAAGGAATGTGAAGATTTCTTCTTCGACTTCCTTGTCAGAACAATTTGTAAAAAGGATAAAAAGTAAATCAAAACCGAGTGATTCTTCGGTTGTGTCCTTATCCGTTGCGATCTTTTTGATTTCTTCTTTTATATTCGCTTTTTTGATTATTCTCCCGAATGCGAATATGTCTGTGTTCTGTAAAGTTCTCATATACTATTCTCCCTTCAATAAAAAGGGGATGATTTCTCATCCCCCATAAAACGCATCAAACCGATGCCGAAATCGAAGTGTAAAGGTCTGACAATCTTGTGAGCATTGTCAAAGCATTAAAGGACAATTTTGCTCTGGATGATTCCATGACAACTCTGTCTTTAACTGCTCCCCTGTCTCCATCAGCATTGATTTCTCTGTATTCTCTTTCTACATTGAAAGCACCGCCACCCCTTGTGAGAGCGACTGCCGTTCCGCCAACATAGAATGTTCCCGCTCCGAGAACGATTTCACTTGCTCCGGCTGTTGTAGCATTATCGGTTGTAATGCTCCAAGGCTCTGTGTTGGATGTCGAAGCCGCATTCGTATTGGAATAACATGCTTGGAATTCGATATTCTGAACGATATCGTTCTTCTCTGCGATTGTCCACTCGATGTTCCCCATATTGATTGCATCTTTGAGCTCGATGATTACATCCTGTCCGCCCTTGGTCTTTCCAACCCATTTAACCACTTTAAAATCTGCGGAGACAACTTCGCCTGTACCGATATAAACTGTTGAAGCCATTTTGATCTCTCCTTATATTTTGTAATTCTGAATTTGAAATCGTATCAACCTATGTTTGATTTTTTTATCTTCATCCATGATTGATTTTCTGTCTATCTTATAAAATGTTGGTAAAATGTGAGATTGCGGAAGATTCTGCATGTGCAAGAGATCTTCCACCTTGTCAGACAACTCATCCACCTTGGTTGTGGAGTTGCCCTTATCCCATACATCTACTTCCAGAATATAATCCTGTCTCGATAAATCTCCGAGATCGATTGTCCGAAAATTAAAAACGATGTGTGGGAATAAAGCATCATCAGTCGCATTCTCAAAAAAGACATTCGTTGCGATCGTTTTTAATTTCGTTTGTAAGAGAATTTTCAAATCATTGGTTCTTGTAATCTCTTCACTCATCTTCTTCAAAATCTCCTTCGTTAATCATCGAGAGTGCTTGTGCTTCATCTTCCAGACCGCTCAAATATTTCGATTCAATCTCCACAATCTGTGCGATATTTTCTTCCACGCAAGATTGAAGCAATCCAAGTCTCGGCTGTTTTGAACTGCCAAGCTCTTGGAAGTAAGCATAGAATCCGTCTTGCTTTCCACTTTTCAAACCAATCTCAACTCTCGGAGCGGTTGTCGATGCACTCGATTTAACAACATAGCTGACAGCTTTTCCGCCATCTCCCGAATGTCTTTTAAATACTGAATAGTATTTATCACGAAATGTCCGTTTGACGAATTTCGCCACATCCCGAAGAGCCGCTCTGTTTAATTCATGGATGTAGTATTGACAGGCATCCACATTCGAAGTGTATGACACTCCGTTTTTATTGATTTTGGTTATCGATTTCGGAGCACTCATTCAATCCCCCGTTTGCATACGATTTCAAGGTTTATTTTGTTCCTATATGTTCTCAACACTGTGTAATCTTCTGCCGTATCTGCTCCAAATGACTTATAAGATAAAATCTTCTCATTTTGATAATCCGCAAAATCAGCAATGATAAATTTGATTTCCGGCTTCAACCCTGTCGCTTGTGCTTGATAAAATTCGCTCTGGCTGATAGATTTCACTTCTGCGAACACTTGTCTCTCTGTGAATGTCTGGACTGTATCGCCATAAGAGTCAACTGTATTGGTTTCTTTTTTCAAAGTAATGACTGAATCAAACATCTTCTGTCTCCTGTGGGAATGATTTCCTTATACAATCACATTGATAAATAAAGCTCTCTTTGAATCTGTCTGCATCCTTGACATCTGATGCATAATATTCGAGAGCATAAGTCTTGATTGCCGTTTGAATTAACTCATCATCCGACTCGGCAACAGTGGAATCCACTCCCGCCCGAACTAATTCCTGTCGAGCGGAAGTGATTACATCTGCGATTTCGCCATCTAATAGATTGTGAGAAATTCGAAGAGCAAGTTTGACTTTATCGAATATTGTTGGCGGAGTCGGAGTCGGATTGTCGTTGGCTTCCGTATTCTCTTCATCCATTAAAATCTCGTCTGTCATTTCCTTGCTCCTTTCCGACTATTTTCTCTTGACTTTTTTCGGCTCATCTATGGTTTTTTCTTTTTTTGGTTCTTCCTTGGATGAAGCCTTTATCGGTTTCTTCTCTTCGAGAATCTTGCCATAACCCCTGTTTTCAATCTCATTGGCTCTGGCTTCGGGAATCTCGATGATCTCTCCGACATTTCGATATTTATTGTTGTTCTGCTTATCATAAAAGCACTTTGTAACAACTAATTTCATAGATTAGTCTCCTTATACTGCGGCGGGTTTCGTAATCTTTACGAAAGCTCTACAAGCAACAGGCTCGACAGCGACATATTCTCTTCCGAGAATGTCAACGAGATCGGATTTCATATTGGTCTTATCATCAACCTTGATTGAGATTGTCTCTCCTTTAGGGAAGTTAGCAAGAGCACCATAACCGAAATCTCCAACGATTGCATAAGTATCGTTCTCGGATGCCGAGCTGATTGCGGGAAGGTTGTTTGTAAGGATTACCTTCAAACCTTCGAAGGGGTCTGCGTTGAACTGTCCGGCATATACAGCCGCTTTGAAAGCCGCCTTGGTTGCGGGATTCATTACTACAACGGGATTTCTTGCTTCTGCATTGAGTTCTCCGAGAGCCGTTGCGATTGTGCCGAGAGCCGCTCCCGCTTTTACAACCTTTGCATTTACTGAAGTTGATGTTGCGGATGTGGGAAGTGCAACGATCTTGTCCAGAAGAATATCTTCTGCTTTGAGAGTGATTCTGTATGAAATCTCCTTTACGATGTAATCAAGGAATTCCTGTCCACGAAGGTCAAGCACTTCATCAGATACGGATTTCCATTTCTTAATACTCTGGGGAATCAGAGTTACAACACCGAGTGTGAGTGTCTCTTCTGACACTGCTCCCGAACCTTCATCGTGAATCACTGCATCTCCGGCGGAAAGCTCAAACTGCTGTTTGTAGTTACCCGCAACGGAAATCTTGCGAACCTGTCCCATGATTTCGCTCTGAAGCCAATCTGTCTTGATCGCATTAGCAACCAAATCGGGAACTTCAACCTGTCCGGCTTCTCCAACATTGGTTGACAGAAGTGCTCTGCACTCTGTCTCATCGCCTGTTTTCAAAAATTCTGCAAAAGCATTGATGTACTCTTCCGAGTTTCTGTACTCTTTAAGACTCTTCATTTTGATTTCTTCCTTTCTCTCTTCGATCACTTCGGGAACAACTTCTTTGTTCTCGATTTCCTGTGCCTGTGCCTTGCGTTCTTCAAGGTCTTTTAATTCTGATTTTCTTTCATTGAGAAGCTGTCTCTCTTCTGTCGCATGATTAATGGCTTCCGTATCTTCGGAAGTCTCAACCATCGAGTCGAGTTCGGACATTCTGCTCTCAACTTCTTCGAGTGTCATGTCTTTAATCTCTGCCATGATTCTTCTCCTTTAAATAGTTATATTTTGCTTTGGCAACTTCGATTTCGTGCTCTCTTGCAAGTCTCTCCGCTTTCTCCTGTTCGATAAATCCATCAAACCGAGATCGAGTCGCAACAGAAATGTCCGTTGTGGGGTTTGCCGGAAAACTTACAGCCGAGACATCATATAACTTCGCTATATGTCTAATTGTCCGTAAGTGCTCCTTTGTGTTGTATTCATCATCATCGACAACAAATGCAAAAGACATTTGAGTATACATACCCGCTTCGATTTCTTCATACATCTGCTTCGATGCCGATGTCTTGGATAAGTCTGTCCTTGTCAGTAATCCGTTCTCGTTTACTTCCAGAGACAAAGTTCCGTTTTTGGTTCTTGCGAACACTGTGCCTTGATGATCTTTGAGAAATACCACATCCGAGAAATCAGTTCCATCAAATGCTTCGGGAAGTATTTTCTCTTTGTACTCCGTTCCGTTCTCATCTGTAAAAAGGACATACTCGTTATAGTTCGTAGCATATCCTTCAACCAAAAAAGAAGATTCTTCCGAACCTTCCTTTTTTCTGATTTCAACCATCGCCATATTTCTATATTCTCGATTGTCTCTAATCATCTTCGTTCTCCTTTTCTGTGGTATCGCCTGTCTTGGCTGTATCTAATCGAATGACAAATTCATCCCCGCCATCATAAGGCGGCATATTAAACAACTCACGATATTCATTCGGAGTCATAAGTCCCCTGTCTACAAGAGCAACCATCGAGATCTTTGTCTTGGCACTCGAATATTGTAAGCGGTTTGATTCATACCAGACTTCATTCCCGAAGGACAACTCTCTCGGAGTGAAAATCTTTCTCGTCAGCTCCAAGGACAAAGCCACAAGGAAAGGTTCGATTCTGGACTCATAAAAAGCATCATACTCGGATTCCGTATAATCCGAAGTAATGATTTTTTTATTAACTCCGAAGTATCTGTAAACTCTCTCCCTGTATGCATCTGCTTCTTCTGCCGTTGCCGTTGTCGGTTTTAAATTAATCTCTTTAAATTCCTGTGTCGCATCTATGGAAGCAATTCCGCCTTCGTTCTCAAGATTCATGTAATCTTTGACAAAGCTCTCCTTTTGCTTCTTCAGATCATCGGGAGAAAGCATAGCCTTTGTGGATTTTAAAATACCACGAAGATTGGCAGTGCTTTTGACTGCATTGTCAATTCCTTTGTCCATGGTATTTATGACATCCAGAGTATTAAAAAGCGGAATGTTATTCTCTCCGGCAAAGTCGGAAGATACATAATCCTTTCGGAGAACTGCCAAATCTTCCCAAGCCACAACCAAATTCCTTGCCGCATCCCCATTAAACTCGAATTTGATAAATACTCGATTGTTGTATTCCAGAGCCGAGAATGTGGAAAACGGAACGGGATAAAAGCCAATCACTTTGTTGAGATTGTCTCTCTCTATATATAGGAAAGCCGTATTTTTGATTTCGAGTATATTTCGGAGCTTCGCCAACATGTCCTTTCCGTTCATGTATATATTGGGATTTAATGCCAATAATCTCTGAATCGATTCGTCAGTGCATCTCGGATTCGCTTTCGATGTATGCTCACTCAATGTTCTGATACATGCTCTCACATCATCCGAGTTGTAGATATTATTGCCAAAACTGCCGAATGTGGAGCGATATGTTCCGAGCTCCTTGAATGTGGTAAAAGTTTTGATTTGATTAGGCTTTTCTTTTTTGAAAAGGTCTAATATGCTTCGTCTTTCCATTTTTTCTCCTTATCGCAAATATGGAATGTACTCGTCATAGTGTTTTACATACCCAACCCATGCATTGAGAAGGGAAACCATTCCGTCAATCCTTTGGTCTTTGTGTAATTTGACAGGCTGTATGCTTTCGATTCCATCTTTGTTCAAGCTTTTGACACCTGTATTCGCCAAGCACCAACGCAAAACAGGATTATTATTATAATTGATTTTGTGTTCCTGTAATGCACAACCCAATTCCTTCATCGGCTGTGTCCATGTATAAGCACCTTGTGCCGTTTTTTCCATCTCAAAGCCATAATCGGACATTTCTACTTGCCAATAACCCGCAAGTGCTCGATCGTAGCAAATCCAAAGCGGTCTGATGTCATACTTCTCAACCATCTCGATAAACCACTTCGTGACATTGGAATAATCGACTTGTGCTCCTTCGTTTATCGTAATCCATCCTTGCTCCGCCCATAATTTGTATGGAATCCGCTTCGTATCTGTGCCGAGTTGCTCGTCAAGCTTTCTCTGCGGAATGAAGTACTGCTGAAGAACGAACACTTCGTCTCTCATCGGCTTTCGAATGACTAATGTGGCACAAGTCAAATCGTATACTGACGAAAGGTCACATCCGCCGATTGCGTAACTATGAGAGACATCATCCATGGAAAATTTCGATTCATTGACAACCCATTCAAACGGAAGCCATGTCGAAGAACCACTCTGCGGAATGTTGAAGTCCTTAACCATAACTGTCGGTTTAAAACTTGCATCATCCTTCGCCTTTTGAACCATCTCTCGGAGATAAGTCCTTGATTTGATGGTATCGATTCCCGGATTCGCTTTTATCCAACAATTCTCGTCTGTCCATTCGTCTGGAGAATCCAATTCATATATAAATGGAAGGAATCTTGGATTTTTGACAGTTCCGTTCAGAACATCCGATGCGTATTTGTACTGTGCATCGAATATTCCTTCTCGGACATATCCGTTTGTCGATATACAAAAAAGCAATGGCTGTTTTCTCGCACCCATCGCCTGTTTTATTAAATCGTATAAGTCTCGGTCTTTGATTGCCGCCAATTCATCTATAACTGCACAATGAATGTCCAAGCCATCCATAGAGTTTGTATTAGATGCCAATGCTTTGATAAATCCGAAGTTCTCTGGAAAGTACAAATCGGAAACTCTCTTTCGAATTGCTCCAGACAACAATGGAGATTGTCTTATCATCTTATCTGCCGCATTAAAGCCAAGCATCGCTTGTTCCCTTGCTGTTGCGGCATTATAAATCTGTGGAGCTCCTTCTTTATCATCAACAAGCATATCTATTTCGACAGCCGCTGTTTCTGTTGTCTTGCCGTTTTTTCTTCCTTCAAGAATAAGGCATTCATTATATTGTCTTAAATCGTTATCATCAACAAATCCGAACAATGCTTGGAGTCTTGCTTTTTGAAAAAGCTCCAATCTCAATGCCTGTCCGATGTTTCCACTCGGAATCTTGCAATGATGCTCTATAAACTTTGTATGCCGGTTTGCAATCTTCTTATCAAAATGAAATTCATTAGGACAAAGATAATTCTCGATTAGAATTTCGCTTATTCTCCGCATCTTGTCACAAGCGACAATCTTACCATCGAGAATCTTGCCGAAATACTCTTCGAACTCTATCAATTACTATTTACCCAATCCAAAAGATTGCTTGATGCGGCATTTTTGGCTTCTTTTGGCAATAGGTCTGTCAAATACTTAATAATGACTCCGTATTGCTTTTGAATCTGCAAATAACTCGTCATTGCGGCTGTTTGCTTACTTCCGTATTGATAATTTTCGGAAACTCCTTCTTTTTCGATTGTTTTTCTTAACTTTTCGAGCTGATTCTCCATGAAAATCGCATCTTCTATCATTCCAGATGCAACTTTTAAGGAATCTTCCGACAAAAGCGGAATAATATCATCAAGTTTGTGTTTCTTCGTGAATTTTTTCATATCTTTTCCTATTCTCCCAAATAATTCAACAAAAAACCCTTTAAAAAGGGGATTAAAAAGTTTTTGTTCGCAAAAAGGAAAG